TGATTGTATACAACTCACAAACCAAAACATTTTCAGCCAAAGGTCTTGGCGCCGATACTCCTGTACACGGGAATCTAATACCAACAGCATCTAGACAATTTGACCTTGGTAGCAGAACAAATAAATTCCGAAGTCTATATCTAAGTGGTAACACAATCGACTTGGATGGTACTGTTATTAAAGCTGATGAAACTTCTGGTGCAATATCATTTGCATCAAGACCAACTGAGGTAAATCCAAATCCAATTGCACTTGTTATATCACCGGTTGGTGGTCTTACACCAGTTCAAACTGTTGCTGGTGTAATTCCAGAAGCCGCAATTCAAGCCGCAGTAGCAAACTCAATAACCTATTTGGCTTTCCAGGGTGCGGATGCAGGGTTCTTCTAAATGGCAAATACGACAATACAGATTCTCCGTTCATATGCAAACACGGCACCTTCATCATTAGCAGACGGAGAACTCGCATATTCTTTTCTTTCCAATACACTTTTCATTGGAAACACCACTAACCATGTAATACCGATTGGTGGTTTAGGTTATATCGAACAGGTTCCAGGACCAGTCTTAGAAAACAGTAGTTTTGACGGCGGTGAATTTTAATAAATAGATCATAGGATTCGAATCCATTTAACAACAAGGACAATAATAATGGCCAATACAGCATTAAGAATTAAACGCTCTACCACCACAGGCGTACCAGGTAGCCTGCAATCCGGTGAATTAGCATATTCATATCAATCCAATACCATGTTTATTGGTTCACCTGCTGGTACAGGTGTTATCAATATTGGTGGTTTGTATTACACTTCACAAATTGATTCTGCTACCACTGCAAACGGCAGCAATACACTTGTTAAACGTGATGCAAGAGGTAACGTATCTGTTGGTTATCTTACTGCCGCAGGTATTGATGTATCAAGCATCACTGGTAATGCAAACTCTGCAACACAATTCCAGACAGACAGATATATTAATGTTACTGGTGGTGACATTACTGCTTCCGCACAGTTGTTCAATGGTACCGCAAATGCAACATTAAGTGCAGCACTCAATTCAATTGCTGGTCTAACTGCTGGCACATATGGTGGCACAACAGTCATACCTATCATTCAAGTAGCCGCAAACGGTCGTGTTATGACCATTGCCAACTCGGCAACCATTTCTACATCATTGAATTTTGCTGGCGATACAGGCACTGATGCAATCGACTTAGTTACCGATACACTAACATTCACTGGTGGTGCAGGTATTACATCAACAGTTGGTACAAATTCTGTAACCTTTGATGTTGATAACACAGTTGTTCGTGCAAATACACCAAGTTTAACACAAACAATTGATGGCAACATTATCATCAGTGGTAACTTGTCCATCTTAGGTACATCAACAACATACAACGTTGAAACACTTACTGTTGAAGACTCATTGATTGCACTTGCTAAAAACAACGCATCTGATGCAGTCGATATTGGTTTCTACGGCCACTACAACAATGGTGCTGACCGCCATGCAGGTTTGATGCGTCATTCTGGTGATGGTTTCTTCTATTTGTTTGACAATTATAACGTAGAACCAACAGGTAACGTAATTAACGTTTCTGATGGAAGTTTCCGTCAAGCAAACTTGAAATCTAATTTGATTTCACAATGGGCAAATGCAGCAGTATTACAAGTTGGTACATTGAATGTTGCTGGTGCAACAACACTTAAATCACTATCATTAACAGATGACTTGACAGTATCCAACGGTGGTACTGGTGCAAGTTCATTCACTGCTGGTGCAATTATTATTGGTGATGGTTCCAATCCATTGTCAACATTGGCCAACTCAACATTTACTGCAACACAAAGCGGACCAACAACAGGTACACAGAACAACACCATTACTTCTGTAACAGTAGATGCATATGGTAGATTCACTGCGGCTACATTCAATCAAATTGCTGGTCTAAATGTTGACCAAGGTGGTACAGGTAAATCTACTTTTGCTTCTGGTAAAGTTGTTATTGGTAATGGCACAGGTGCTTTGTCCGAACTTGCAAACGTTACCTATTCATTAACAGGCACATTAGGTGCCGCAAAAGCCATTACATCGTTGACCGTAGATGATTATGGTCGTGTAAGTGCCGCAACAGCATCACCCATTTCTGGTCTAACAGTAACACAAGGTGGTACTGGCGCAAGCACATTCACTAGCGGCTTGATGTTGATTGGTAATGGTTCAGGTGCAATTCAGTCCATTGCTAATGCTGGTTACACATTAACTGGTACACTAGGTGCGGCTAAGACAATCACATCTTTGACTGTTGATGCTTACGGTCGTGTAACAGCGGCAACTGCTGGTGACATTTCAGGTCTAACAGTATCACAAGGCGGTACAGGTGCTTCTACATTTACCGCAAAAGGTATTGTATACGGTGATGGCACAAATGCATTGGCTGTTACAGCTGCATCTGGTTCAGCCGATCAAACATGGTCTAATCAAATTCTTACAGTTACCGATGCAGGTGTACCAGTGTGGTCATCAGCAATAGATGGAGGACAATTCTAAGCTGACTATATAATGTATTAGATTTTTTTTATGATAGGAGTTTGAAATGGCAAATGAGAAGTATTTAAATTATTATATTGAGATAATGACAAGCACACTTACAGAATGTGTGATTCGAAACATCTCAATGCAAGCAAATGCGAAAATAACTGATGGAGTTGTGAAAGAACAGTCTGAGAAGATTGATGCGTTAATAAATATCAATAATAAATTAAAAGAAAATATTGAAGAATTAAAAGAAAATAACGCATCAATCGAAAACAATGCTGTTCTGGATCTAAAGAATAAATTGTTAGAAAGTGAAAAACTTGTAACAAAATTAGGTAACGATATTAACGAATCAAATAGTAAACATCGTACCGAAATTGATGAATTGACTAGTAAGTTTCGTGATTATGATAGTGTTAAGAATCAAGCTGTTCATGTGGAAACATTTAAAGGTGAATTGGTTAGAGCAAGGGAAGAAACCAATCAGGTTCGTTCAGAACTTGAAAGTAGAATCAATGCTCTTGCATCTGAAAATACCGGAAAAATTAATGCTTTAATTGAACAAAATGATAGAACAGTTAAAGAATTGATTCAAAAACACGAAACTGAAAAGAGTGAATACAACAACAAGATAGATGAATTAATTGCTAAGATTGATTACTTACAACTACCTCCTGCCAAAAGAAAAAAAATTGATGAGCTAAATAAAGAAGTGATACCAACAACAACCCTACCAGGTTTAAGTGGTATTGATGGCCCAATCAAGGATGGCGGAACGTTCTAAGTAAATGTCAAATACAGCAATACGATTAAAAAAATCAGGCGTCACAGGAAACACACCAACAGGCCTAGCCAATGGTGAGTTGGCGCTTAACTTTGCCGATGGTAAGCTGTATTACAAAAACAGTCTTGGTGGAACATCATACATTTCCAACCAATTTTCTTTTGACACAATCAATGCTAATAGTTCCTTAATATTAGCCACAAGTGGTTCAGACACACTGTCTTTCGCTGCTGGTAATAATGTAACCATCAGCACCAATACAACCACAAAAACAATCACAATCAATGCATCAGTTGCTGGCGGCAGTGATCCTGGACCTGCATTTGATAGAGCTAATGCAGCTTTCATTCATGCCAATGCTGCCTTTGATAAGGCCAACACAGGCACGACCGCACTTGATGTAAATGCCGACATTGTTGCTTTCACTATCGCATTTAGTTGATGAAATAAATAGAGTATAAGGAAATTTAAATGGCAAATACTTTCAAAAATCAACTACAAGCAGCAGTCGGAACTTCACCCACAACCGTATACACTGCCGGTACAGGTGTATCTACCACAATTATTGGTATGACTATTGCAAACATATTGAACACTGCGATAACTGCAAATGTTATAGTAACATCTGGTGGTTCGGATTATTATATGGTTAAGATGGCTACAATCGATCCAGGTAATTCTTTAATCACCATCGGTGGTGAACAAAAATTGGTATTAGAAGCCAATGATATACTTAAAGTTTCAACCAGTAATGCATCAGCAGCAGATGTTATTGTAAGTTTATTAGAAATAACATAATATGCAATTTACTTATATTGGCAACCAATCAAATAAAGATGTAAGGGTAGCCGGTTCATTTGCCAATGGTGCATTTGTAACTGCTAATTCAGCTGGTTCATTTGCTAACGGAGCTTTTGATGCAGCTAATACGGCTGATGGTAAAGCCGTTAGTTCGGGTTCTTTTGCTAATGGTGCCTTTGATAGAGCTAACGCTGCATACAATGCAGCTAATACTGCCACAGATTCATGGGTGAGAAATCAGGCTAACAATGCTTATGATACTGCTAATTCAGCTGGTTCATTTGCTAACGGAGCTTTTGTAACAGCCAACTCTGGTGCATCTTTTGCTAATGGTGCTTTCACCAAGGCCAATTCTGCAAATGTGTTGGCGCAGGCAGCATTCGATGTTGCCAATTCGGCAGCCAGTTTTGCTAATGGTGCATTTACCACAGCAAACTTAAAATTTAATACATCTGGTGGTACAATTTCTGGTGATGTTTCTATTACCGGTAACCTAAATGTATTAGGTAATACATTTAGTACCAGTGCAACTCAAATTGTTGCTAACGATACCCTAATAATTCTAGGCACAGGCAACTATTCTGGTGACATTTTAGATATTGGTTTTGCGGCACACTATAATAATGGTATCAACGCACATACTGGATTGATAAGAGATTCGGGCACCAAAGAATGGCAACTGTTTGAAGAATATACTCCAGAAGTTGGTTCAAACAACAACATCAACATTGCGGATGCATCATTCAAACTTGCCACTCTAAATGCAAATGTAAAATCAACAACTATATTGATAAAAAATATAGATGTATTGCCTTATATAAACAATGCATATGCAGCTGCCAATTCTGGTGCATCGTTTGCTAATGGTGCTTTTGACCGTGCAAATGCTGCGTACAGTGCTGCAAACACAGGTTCTATTGATTCATGGGTAAGAACTCAGGCTAACAATGCATATGACACTGCTAATTCGGCTGGTTCATTTGCAAATGGTGCTTTCTCTCAAGCCAATTTGGCATACAATGCAATTATCACCAGTAGTAACACTGCATCATTATATTATTTAACAAGAACATTTGCTGGTGATGGTAGTACCACCACATTTACAGTAACAGCAAACACCACATCAAATAGCATTCTTGTTTTTGATAATGGTATTACACAAAATCCAATAGTTGATTATAGTGTAAGTGGTACAACATTAACTTTCACAACGGCACCAAGTAGTGGGTCGGTAATACAAGTTCGTGAAATGTTGAGTAAAGTACCAGTAGTTACAGACAACTCAAACTCAGCATTTGATAGAGCCAATGCGGCTTTTGCTGCAGCTAATACTGCCACAGATCCATGGGTAAGAACACAAGCTAATAATGCTTATGACACTGCTAATTCAGCTGGTTCATTTGCCAACGGAGCTTTTGTAACTGCAAACTCTAATTCAAGTTTTGCCAATGGTGCTTTCGATAGAGCTAATGCATCATATGGCGTAGCAAATTCTGGTTCATCATTTGCTAATGGTGCTTTTACTACTGCCAATTCTGGTGCAACATTTGCCAATGCAGCCTTTGATAAAGCCAACTCAGCAGCTAGCTTTGCTAACAGTGCTTTTATAACTGCTAATGCATCCTATGCATCACAAAACACTACGGCTGGTTTTGCCAATTCGGCATATGCTCACGCTAATGCAGCTTACTTAGCAGCAAACACAAGTGGCGGTGCTGACACTTATGCCAGAGATACAGCTAACGCATCTTTCTTACAGGCTAATTCGGCAGCTAGCTTTGCTAATGGTGCCTTTACAACAGCCAATGCATCATTTACAAAAGCAAATACAGTTACAATATATACAGCATCGTCTACTGCGCCATCATCACCAAAACCTGGAGACCATTGGTATTTAACTACAACAGATATTCTTTATGAATATATAAATGATGGCACAAGCAATAATTGGGTAGATATAACTTCACCAACAATTTCAAACGGTACAACTAGCAGTGCATCCACAGAAACAATTAGTCCATTCTTGTTAATGGGTGCATAAGGAACGGAATAAAAATGGCACACTTTGCACAAATAGATAAAAACAATATTGTAAAACAAGTTCTAGTAATAGAACAAGATGTTATTGACACAGGACTTTTTGGTGATCCAAATAGTTTCGTACAAACAAGTTACAATACAGTTGGAGGTGTACATCGATTGGGTGGAATACCATTGAGAAAAAATTATGCTGGTATAGGATTCATATATGATTCAGTTCGTGATGCGTTCATACCACCAAAACCTTTTGACAGTTGGACGTTAAATGAAAATACATGCCAATGGGAAGCACCGACTGAATATCCAACAGACGGCAAATCTTACGGTTGGGACGAAAAAACAATTTCTTGGATAGAAATGGCGGAATAATAAAAATGGCAACAGCATACAAAGTTTTAGGTCAATCAAATCCAGCAGCAAACACAGCAACAACTCTTTATACTGTACCTGCGGCAACAAGTACAATTATTTCCACACTTTCTATTTGCAATCAGTCTGCAACTGGTGGCACAGTTAAAGTGGCTATTCGTCCAGCAGGAGCAACATTGGCTACACAACACTATTTGGCATTTGACACACCTGTACCAGCAAATGATATGTTATCATTGACACTTGGTTTAACTTTAGCAGCAACTGATGTTGTCACAGTAAATGCAAGTAGTGCATTAATAAGTTTTCATGCTTATGGTAGTGAGATAACATAATATGGCAATCAAAACTTTATCTAAAAGTAAAATATCCACCAAGAATACTACTTTAAGTAGTGAATTTATAATAGCAGATATATTATTAGTTGGATCAGGAGCAGGCGGCCCAGCAAATATGGGTGGCGGTGGCGCTGGAGGTGTTGTTTATAATGCAGACTTTAAATTAAATAGAAATATAGTATATACAATAACTGTCGTTGGTGGCGGTGCAGGTAACGGTGGTCAAACAAGCGCTCAGGGTGGCTGGGGAGGTAGTTCAAAAATAACAGCAACAAATATGAGTTTAGTTGCCATCGGCGGAGGTGCCGGATCTGATCGAGCCACAGCAAACTTGGGTAGCTGGCCAGGATCCGGCGGATGCGGCGGCGGCCAGGGAGGATCAACAACACTAATAACTCAAATAGGTTATGGGTATCAAGGTGGAGATGGCGCTAACAATGGTTTTGCCAACAGTGGTGGTGGCGGTGGCGGTGGCGGAGGCAATGGTGTAGGCGCAACAAGCGCTGCTATAAGTGGAAACGGTGGTCCCGGTATACAAAACAACATACTAGGTTCAAATTATTATTGGGCCGGTGGCGGTGGCGGTGGCAGCTCTAACACCACCGGTGCCGCTGGTGGTGCCGGTGGTATTGGCGGTGGGGGTGGAGGTGCTGGCACTGGCACATCTTCGACAGGAGGAACTGGTGGAGGTAGTGCATTAAATAGTGGAGGCAATGGTACAGCGGGTGCAACCAGTAGTGTTCAAACCGGTGGTAATGGAGGAAATAATACGGGTGGTGGTGGTGGTGCAGGTTCAGGTGGTGCAGCTGGTTCAATAGGTATAGGTGGTAACGGTGGTTCAGGTATTGCAGTCATCAAGTACCCAACCGGTTACGCAGCAGCCACAACAACAGGTACAGTTACATATTCAATACTATCTGGTTTTAGAATATATACCTTTACAGGTTCAGGAACAATTAAATTTAATTAAAAATGGCATTTCCAATATCACCAACCAACGGCCAAACGGCCACAGTAAACGGTATAACATATACCTACAGTGACACTTATGGCACATGGACAAGGTTGCGTACGGATGCTAACGTAATAACATCTTTGGCGAACGCAGCATTTGATAGAGCCAATGCGGCCTATAATGCTGCAAATACTGCCACAGATCCATGGGTAAGAACACAAGCTAATAATGCATATGATAAAGCCAATTCAGGTGCAACATTTGCTAATGGTGCTTTTGTAACTGCTAATGCGGCATTTACATCACAAAATACAACAGCTGATTTTGCCAACGGTGCATTTGTAGCAGCCAACTCTGGTGCAACATTTGCAAATGCAGCTTTCTTAACAGCCAACTCAGCAGCCAGTTTTGCTAACGGTGCATTTACAACAGCCAATCTGAAATTTAATTCTTCTGGTGGTACAATTTCTGGTGATGTTAGTATTACAGGCAATCTTTCCATAACAGGAAACACATTCAGCACCAGTGCCACACAGATTGTTGCTAATGATACTCTGTTCATCATGGGTACCGGAAACTATTCAGGTGATGTACTTGATATTGGATTTGCTGGGCACTACAACAATGGCACCAATGCACACACAGGTTTGATTCGGGATGCTGGTACCAAAGAATGGCAGTTGTTTGAGGAATACACACCTGAAATTGGTGGAAATAATAACATTGTTATTACAGACACTTCATTTAAAATTGCAACTCTTAATGCAAACTTAAAATCAACAACAATAACAGTTAAAGGTATAGATTTATTACCTTATGTAAATAGTTCTTTTGGTGCGGCCAACTCTAGTGCAGTGTATGCTAACGGCGCATTTGCTCAAGCTAATTCAAATTATACAAGTGCTGTCACTAAGCTAGCGGTTACAACTCCTGGCATGTATTACAGTGTCGATCAATATTCAGGAAATAATCCAACAATTTATATTCGTGCTGGTGAAACAATAGCATTTGATCTTGATGTTTCTGGTCATCCATTTATGATTCGAGTGTCATCAGGAGGAGCCAATTACGACACAGGTTTAATTCATGTAGATACAGACGGAACACTAAGCACAGGATCTTCAGCTCAAGGAAAAATTACTGGAACATTATATTGGAAAGTTCCTTACGATATTGTTGGATCGACTTATGTATATCAATGTTCCGCTCATTCTGGAATGGTTGGAAATATTGTAATTGACCAGCCTACAGCAATTGCATTTACTCAAGCAAATACGGCAAATGATAATGCACTTTCAGCCGGTAACTATGCAAACGGAGCTTTTGCAGCGGCTAATACTGCTGATAGTAAAGCCACTAGTGCAAGTCTATATGCTAATGCGGCGTTTGCTGCAGCCAATTCTGGTTCAAGTTCTACCTTTGCTTTCAACCAGGCAAACGCAGCTTTCTTACAATCCAATTCTGCATTTGGTGCGGCTAACTCAACAGCACTATATGCTAATGGAGCTTTCTTACAATCCAATTCCGCTTTTGACGCAGCCAATTCTGCAAGTCTATATGCCAATGCCGCATTTGCGGCTGCAAATTCTGGATCAAGTTCCAGTTTTGCGTTTAATCAAGCTAATGCGGCCTTTGCTCAGGCCAATGCGGCCTTTGCAGCAGCTAACACTGGCGGCGGTGGCGGAAGTAACACCACAATAACTATTCAAACAAATAAGTTTGTAGCAAACGGATCAACATCAACATTCAATTTGAGTGTGTCACCTTTGAGTGAAGATTTTGTGACGGCAGTTGTTGATGGTATTGTTCAACTGAGAGATACATATACAATAACTGGTAATGTAATATACTTTGACACAACATTTGAAAATGGTGCTAATGTTGAAGTAACTACATTGTCTGGTAATTCTTATGTGGGTGGAGCTAGCTCGGATACATATGCTAGAGACACCGCAAATGCTGCATTCATTCAGGCCAATGCAGCATTCACACAAGCAAATACAGGTGGCACATCATTATCAAAGGCAATTGCAATGTCAATTGTTTTCGGATTCTAAGGATTTAAAATGGCAAACCCAAACATAGCAGCACTAACAACAATTAATGGAAATACACAGGTACAAGCAGTTACCACCTCAGCAACTTCGATTGCAAACAATCCTTCGTCCAGTGGTAAGATATTAAAAATCAATTCGTTGATTATTTCGAATATTCATGCAACTAGTGCGGCAGATATAACAGTTGATTTGTATAGGAGTGCAACCGCATATAAATTGGTCAGCACCATTTCGGTTGCAGCAGATACATCTTTCACAGCCAT